GGGCCGTTGCTGGAGTTGACCAGACTCGCCTCGCTAATAGTCAGGATGTTTTTCTTCACACCCTCGTCGACCGGCGCATACACACCAATTTTGGTGATCGAGTCGTTGTACACCAGTCCTTCTAAGAGGATTGTGTCTTCGCTGGCGACGTCGAGGATGGCATAATTGGCACCGCTTTCCACGATCGTGGCGTCGCCGGTCACGCTGAGGGTGTGCATGGGTTGGCTGAACTGGATTTCGTGAGTGCCGGCGCTCAGGACCCCCTCGAACAGCTTGCGCTTGGCCGTACCGACGGTAATATCGTGCATTGACAGCTCGACGCCGGTCACATAAGGGCGCAAGCTGATTTTTTGATCGACGCTCTGCTCGCCGTGGGTAATGTCATACACAGGCTCGACGCCGCCCCATTGCGAGGGCCGGAAGCGCTTTTTCCATAGCCGAGACTGCCCCGCGCGCGGCACCCCGCAGACGATGCCGCGGGTCACGGCTCCGGTGGCGTCGATGCGCCCAAATTTGATGACCCCGTTTTGGCGAGCACAGAGGATGTAGGCTCCGGCAGCAAAGGCAATCTGTTGCAGGGCCTCTCGATAACTGCAAATCGGTATCCAGCCCGTAAGCGGGACGGTCTCGAGGTCGGGGTCGATTTCGTAGTCCACATCAAGCCCCGCAAACATCTGCGCCAGCAGCGCCCCCATAGTGATTGGTTCGAGCCATATCCCGCCCCGATAAGTCAGGGTATCCAGCAAGCCCAGCTCGTCTACGCAAGTGAGCTTAATCAGGTTATCGGTCAGGTTTTCCCAGGTGTCCAGGTAGTAGCGGCCGACGAAGGTTTCGGTGCCGTCAATCACGGCGATAACCGTCAGCGGCTGCCGGTGCTGCAGCAATGTAAAATCGCCGGACGGGTCAATGATCGAAAACCGGGCGTCCTCCGAGAATAGCTCCACCTCCAAATAGCTGACCGGAACGGTCAGGCTGAGCGGGTGGAATTCCTCGGTCAGCACCGCCGAGCGGATCATATCCCGCTCGAACACAGTGGACGCAAACACGATCTTCACGTTGGTGCTCATTTGCGCGCCGGCTCCCTGGCGATGAAGTTCACCGTCAAATTCTTCCAAAACCGGGTCTCGCCCTTGATGCGGACAAGCTCATCGCCCACATTGGAAAAGTAGGCCTCAAACTGCAGGGACCCGTCCTCGTCCGGCACGATCACGGTGTGAAACTCGACCGGTTCGGTCAGCTTTTTCCACAGGGCGGCGTAATCGGCCATCGGCGCCTGACCGAACTGCAGCTGGTAGTTGAAGTAAACGCCGATCAACTCGCGGTGCAATTTTCCGTCGTTGGTGCGCTCGGCCATTTTGTCGAGGAAATCGGCCCGCCGCTTGATCGATACCACCGGCACGTTGTAGACTTGCCCGTCAATAACCACATAATCGATCGTCATACCACACCTCGGATCAGACTCTTGCCCACGCGCCGGTTTTCGCGGTCGATGTATGGTTTGAGTTCCTGAACCAGCGCGCCCAGGCTGCCGGCAAAGTTGATCGTAATCTCGCGGTCGGCTTGGTACTGGCTCAGCTCCTCGCGCACGATCTGGCGCAGCAAACCTTCCGGCGCTTCGATGTTGCGTCCGGAGCGCTGGTCGCCCAGCACCGCCAGAAATTCGCTATTGGGAGGAATGACCGCGCCGGTGGCCAGGCGCGGGATCTGAGGCACCGAAACCAGCGGGATATTGACCCCCAGCGACAGCCCCTCAAAAAACGGCGGCACGGCGGGCAGGTTGATTTGGATTTTGTTCAGCGCCCCGATCACGCCATTGATGCCATTGGCCACAGCCCGCAGCATGGAATTGAGAAAGTCAATGATGTTGTTTATCCGGTCTCGCACGAAATCCTTGATGGAATTGAAGACAAGTTTCCACTTATCCTCGATCCAATCCAGCGCGGTTTTGAAGCCGTTTTTGACGGGGTCAATGACTTTGTCCTGGAACCATGACTTGGCTGTCGCCCAAATGTCCTTGATCTTCTCCCAGGCGTTTGCGGCCCATTCCTTGATGTTTTCCCAGGCCGTCGAGAACCACTCCGCGACTGGTTCGGTGACGTTGGTCCGGAACCACTCGCTGGCCTGGCCCCACTTTTCGACAATCCAGTCCCAAACCTTGCCGGCAACTTCTTTGACCTTATCCCAGTTTTTGATCAGGAGGACGATTATCACAATGATGGCGGCAATCGCCAATGCGACAAGGAAGGTCGTGCTCGTCAGTAACGTCATAGCCGCGCTGAAACCGGCCGTAACAGTCGTGGCGACCGCGCCGATAACATTCCAGACGGTAACGGCGGCATTGACGGCCCAAAATGCAAGGGCAAGTGAACCGAGGATAATAGCGAGGCTCTCCACAATCGGTTGATTTTCGTCAATCCAGCCACTCAGATCTTCCAGCCGCTCCGTCAACCATTCCAGGGCGTCCAGAAGCGCCTCGCCAGCCCATTCCCCAATTGGCTGGAGGAATTCTTCCCATAGCCATCTCCCAAGAGGTTCCAGAGCTTCCAGGACGCTGTTGAGCAAATCGAGCGCAGCGGAAAGCAAGTCCAGTGCCACCGGAGACAGGTCCTGAGCAACCCATTCCCCAACTGGCACCAGGATATTGTCGTATGCCCATTCAAGCCCGTCCCAGATCGTGCCGCTCAGCTCGCCCAGAGATTCTTTCAACCGCTGAAAAGGTTCTTGCAAGGGTGCGGTCAATTCGGCGAATTTGGCCTTGATGCGGTCGACAACTGCGAGCAGCTTGCTGTCTTCTATAACCGCTTCGCCAACGCTGATGCCGGCCGCTCCAGCCCCGGCCTCGCCTACCACCGGCGCGCTTGGAGCGTCCGCCCCGTCTCCGCTGCCGGTGTCCTGCTCCAGGACGTCCAGCTCGTCGAACGCGGCCAATGCGCCTTTGGCGGCCTTGCCTGCTTTGGCGGTGTTTTCCGCTAACTCTGCCTGTGCATCGGCGGCGGCCTGCGTTTCGGCAGCCACTTCACTCATGCCGCCGGCGGCGTCGATCTTGACATTGAATAACAGGCTCATCACCTGCGCCAGCTTGTTGAACAGGACCACCAGCCAGTCGACAACTGGCTTGATGGCGTCGATGACCTTCGACAAAATTGGGATCAGGGTTTTGCCGATGGCATCCCGCAGGTAATAAAACGAGGCACCCAGCGCTGCAACCCGACCAGAGTAAGTGCCGGCGAGTTTTGCGGCGTCGCCGGTCATGTGCTTACTCTCTTGGAGAATCCCATTGACCTCAGCCTGGATTTTTTGCTGCAAAGTGAGCTTGTCGGCTGTAGTGCCAATGGAGGCGGCATAATCCCGCCACATGGCGGCGATGTTTTTCGTGACACCGGCATTGTCGGACAGGAGCGAGTTCTCGTTCTTGAGACCTTCCGTGGCCGACTGGACGGCCTCGCCCATCGTCAACGCCGCCTGCCGGCCATATGCCGCCGTATCTTTCAGCGCGATCAGCGTGGCCTGGATTTGCGAGGTGTCATAGCCTCGGAGCGCAAGGTTTTTATAGGCGGCGACCGCATTCGCCGCCGGAATGAGACCGTCTTTGATGTAATCGTCAATAAAGGCTTTAGCCTCAGTAAAGCTCTGGCCGGTTCCGGTCAGCACCGAATTTAGCCCGGTCAAGGCGTTGGCCAGCTCTGCGGCGGTTCTTACGGACGTTTTCCCGAACTGGACAACGGAGGCGACACCAAAGACCGCACCGATCGCAGCCGCCAAAGGCCTGAGCGCGGCGATCATCGACTTAACGCCGGCGTTGAAGCCTCGCGAATCAATCCTGGTATCGATCCGGATACTGCCGTCGTAAACCATTACTGACCGTCCTTCTGTTTCCGCTCTCGGACATACTGGTCATAGATGCCTTCGTCCACCAGCAGGTCCTTGTAATACGCCAGCACATCCGCCGGCATCCCTTCAATTTCTCTGGCCACCTCCGGCTGCGCCAGGAGTTCGGCCATGATCTCCGGGTCAAATCTGGTTTTAGGCTTTGGTTTCTTTCGCACGCCGTCGTTCTCCCTCGGCTATCAGCCGCAAAAATTCGGCTTCCCGTTCTCGCTCTTCGAGGGTGCGGGTATCCGGCTCTGGCAGATCGATGACATCCCGCATTTCCCTGTAGCACCGCATTTCTTCCTTACTGGCCCTGCCGGTCTTGATGCGCTTGCGCAGGCTCACCAGGTTGCAGAACGTTGTGTCCGCGCCCAAGTCCATAAACAGGGCCAGGAACTTCCACCAATGCAGATCGTCCCGCTCGAGGTCAATGCCGTGGGTCTGCTTAAAGGCGGCGTAGATATAGGATGCGTCCTGCCGGAAGGAGTACAACCGCCCGCCTTCCCCCGCCCCGCGCGGTTCGCCCGTTTCGCCGCCGTTGAGGAACTTCAATCCCATCTCGAGCGCCGCCCCGAGGTCGGGGGGTTTGTTTTCCCCGTACAGGTTTTCGAGCAAGATCGCCTGCTTTTCCAGTCCTGTCAGTTCGTCGTCCTCAAAGGCGAGAATGATCCTGATGCAGGTCCGGTGATCGCAGCGGATCGGGTACTCCTGCCCGTCAATCTCAACCGCCTCAGGAAGCTCATCGACCAGCAGGTTCATCGCATTACGCGTTTACCCTTGCCCTTGCTAGACGGCGGCAGGTACCGTCCGACCTTCGCCGAGCGCGCCCGCTGGAAATACGGGGTCACTCCCTCCAGCAGTTGGGCGACTAGATCTGGGAGCACCA